CGATCATCTGCGCACCGGCCTGCTCCACATTGTCCAGCCGGTACAGCGCCTCGCCATCGCCATCCGGCAGGCGCACCACATCGCCCGCGCCCAGCGCCAGTTCACTCATCGGCAGGGCAAAACGCGCCCCGTCCCGCGCCACCCGCGATTCCGCCAACCAGCGTTCCACCACGGCGCGGCCCTCGGCCCCCGTCAGCGCCAGCGGCAGTTCCGATTGCGACACGCTGAACGTGGCCTCGTCCGGGAACACCGCCTCGACCGCCCGCACCTCGTAATCGCCTGTGGCCTCAACAAAATTCAACCGGATGCGCCCCGCCACTTCGGCCACCGGCGCGCGGGTGACCTCGATCAACCCGTCCGCCTCGGCCGCCACGGCCAGTTTCTCGGCCGGCACGACACCGGTTTCGCGCCCGTCGCGGTTGCGGAAAATCAGCACCCCGTCCCGCTCCACCGCGTCAAACCCGTAGGCCAGCATCAAGGGCTGCAAAGCCGCCCGCGCCCCGTCAATCGCCGGCACGGAATAGCCGCGCACATAGCCATACAGACGGCTGACATCATATTGCGTCACACCGGAACGCTCGCAAATCTCGGCCACCACCGAGGCCAGAGACCGCGCCGCCGTGCGTCCGTTCAGCCAATGACCCCGCGCATAGTTTTCCCCGTCCGACCACAATTCCCGATGGTTCGGGAAATAAGGAAAGGGCCGCGCGTCCCAGGCCCAGACATGGGCGTGGGCCATATCCACCATCTGCACATCGGTTTCATCATGCACGGGGTTGTTCGCCGGATCGTTCCAGAACTGGTGCATCGCCCGCAAATACTGCATCTGGATCAACTCATCCCGCGTGCCATCGGAATAGCGCGGCAGGCTGGATTCAGACGATTTGGGATCGACAAACTTGTTCGGCTCGTTCGTCGCCTTGTCCACTGCCGCACAACCCAGCTCGGTAAACCACACCGGTTTGCTGCCTGCCTCCCAAGCGGTCGGCGTGCTTTGACGCACCCCGCCAATACGCTCGTGATGGGTGCTTAACCACCAGCTTTTGATATCCTTGAAACGGTATATCCACGGCTCGCCATGTTCCGCATCCGTAATCGGTGTCCTGATCTGTGCTTCGCGAGATTCCGGCGAATGGTAATACCAGTCATAACCCTCGCCGCCCATGATGTTGGATTTCAGGTAATCAAGGTTATAGATCGACCCCGCACCCGCATCCAGATGCTCATACCCCTCGCGCCAGTCTGACAGCGGCATGTAATTGTCGATGCCGATAAAATCTATATTCGCATCCGCCCACAGCGCATCCAGATGGAACAACCGATCACCACTGCCATCCTGCGGCTGATACCCGAAATATTCCGACCAGTCCGCCGCATAGGAAATCTTCACTCCCGCCCCCAGAATACTACGCACATCCGCCGCCAGATCGCGCAGTGCCTGCACCACGGGGAACGAACCACCCGCCCCCCTGATCTGCGTCAGCCCGCGCAGTTCTGATCCGATCAGAAACGCCTCGACACCTCCCGCCACCGCACAAAGATGCGCGTAATGCAGCACAAACCGGCGATAAGACCATTCCGCAGGGCCGCTATAGGACACCCCGCCTGCGGTCGCGGTGAAATCCGCAGCCGAAGCCGCACCGAAAAACGCCGCCACTTCGGCATCCACCGCCGCCGTGCCATCCGGCGATCCCGCCTGCCCGGGTGCAACCGACAGCGTAATGCGCCCGCGCCATGGCAGGACCGGTTGATCCGCCGCGCCGGTATAGGGGTCGGTCAACCCGTTGCCCGCCAGTTGATCCATCAGCACAAAGGGATAAAACACCACCCCTTTCCCTTGCGCGTTCAGATGCTGAATCGCCTCGCTCACCGACTGGTCCGTCGGCGTGCCACCGTAAACCGAACGCCCGTCCAGTTCCGGCACCGCCGCCGCCGCCCCGCGCGACACGCCGGACACAGACCAGGGCATCCCCTTGCCATCGTCCCCCGCCTGCTCGACCTTGGGCAGCACATCGCAGCTACCACAGCGCAGATCATTGCCAAACCATGACACCACCAGCGAAACCGAGCCGACATTGGGCATCTCCTCGCCCAGCGCCTCGACCGAGGTCACAAAATCCGTCTTGCCCGAAGGCGTATTCATATTCGCCGTGCGGTTCACCCCGTAACCGGCACTGTAATGCACCGGAGTCGTCGCCAGCCCGTATTCCCCCGTCCCCGGTATCAAAGCCACCGCCTGCACAGCCTGTGCAATATCCCCCTCGGCCACATCCTGCGCCGGACGAAGCACTTCAAAGGTAAACTGCGGGATCCGGTTGCCAAACTGCCCCAACGGCAGATCCTCCAGCACCACATAGGCAATGCCGCGATAGGCCGGCGCATTGCCCCCCCTTCAACCGCCTCGATCTTGGGGTCCGGCATCTGGTCCTCGGATCCCGTATAAACCCGCAGGTTCAGATCATCCCGCGCAATCTCGATCCCGTCGGCCCAGACACGGCCCACCCGTGTGATCACCCCTTCACAAAGGGCAATCGCCAGATTGGCGGTGTAGCTGTAACTGGTGGTCTTGGGGACACTCGGCGCCCCCTTGCCGCCACCACTCGTCGTGCTGGTCTCCTGAAACCGCGAAGCCCAGATCACCTGACCACCAATCCGCATCGCCCCGTAAACCTGCCCCACCGGCGCCCCCTCGGACGCGCCGGTCAGGCGGAACCGGTCCACCTTGCCGGTTTCCACGGTTTGCGAGCCGGCCCCCATGATCCGCTGGTCGATCACCCGCCCCAGCGTGGCCCCGATTGCCCGCCCGATCACCGCGCTGGACAGGCCAAAAACCGCCCCGCCTACAGAAGCACCGGCGGCAAAGCCGATCGAAGATAAAACAATAGTCGCCATCAGGACCCCTCCTCGGGAAACGCAAATCGCGCCACAATGCGGCGCTGCCACGGGCGGCTAAGGGGGCTCTCAACCACCCCGTGGCCCGTATAGGCATGAATAAAAGTCGGTTCAGGGCCAATGCGCCCCGCAATCCCCAGATGCTTGGCCACACCGCCCGCCCGCATCCGAAACAACAGCAGATCGCCTGCGGCCCGCCCCTGTTGCACCTGCAAGTGCCGCAAGGCGGCACGCCACAAACGTTCCTCGCCCTGTGGCTCGGACCAGTCCGGCGTATAGGCGGGCACGTCCTCTGGCTCATCACCATAGATTTCGCGCCACACCCCCCGCAGCAGGCCCAGACAATCGGTGCCCGCCCCCTTGGTCGAGGCCTGATGCCGGTAAGGCGTGCCGATCCAGCCGCGCGCGGCCTGAACCACCTGTTCGCCAATCACGGTCATCCCCCCAGACTCCCGCCATTATTGACGCCACCGCGTGTCGGGTAACTCATCAACCAGTCCTCGCCGGGGATGTCGGGAAATCCGCGAAAATTCAGGAAGTTGTCAAACTTCAGACGACAGGTTTCCGGGCGTTTGTCACACCCCGCCTCGATCTTCACCATATCGCCGATGACAATCGGTGCGCGGATGCTCTCCCACAGTTCAATCTCGCGGCCCGCCTCGGTGATCCGGTCATTCTTGACCAGCCCGACCAGCCCCTGCGCTTCGCCACTCATCACCGTAAAGCGCCCGTATTCAAACCAGCGCACATCAAAACCGGCCAGATCGACAAAGCGAAACACCCGCGCCTCCTCGACCACCTCAACCGCCAGTTCCGCCACATACCCGGGCAGGTCAAACCCGAACCCGCAGTTCCTGTCGCCAAGAACCGCCGTGCAAGCCTTTTGATATACCCGCCCCTGCGGCTGGTTCAGCGCCTCGGTCAGACCGCGCAATTCCGCCTGAAACGCACCGCCGCTGCGCTGCATCTCGCCAATTGTGCCACGAAACTGCAACAGGCGCTGGCCCAGATCGGCCCAGTTCACCAACCACGCACGCACCTCGGCCCCGTCAAACCGGCCCGCGGTTATATCCGCTTCGGTGATCGCCGCATCCGACAGCGCGCCCAACGCCTCGGTATTGTCCACAGCCAACCCCGAAGTCTGCTGCAGCGCCTTGGCCGTCAGGCCGGTATCGGCCTTGAACACAATACCCTCAAACTCCAACTCGCGGTCATGGTCGGTAAAGCCGAACACCCGCCCGTCCCGACGCGCCACTGCCCAGCAGCGGCAAACCGTGGTCAGACCACCGCGCAGATGTGCTTCAAATTCAATTGATAGACCCATCAGATACGCACCTCCACCACCGGCACATTCGGCACTTCACCGGCCTGAAAGCTGGCCACCGAAGTCTGGATCCGGTCCGTGTCAAACCGCACCGGCACATCGAACTCAAACCCTGCCGTCACCTCGACCCCGATATCGGGCGGATGGTTGAACGTGATCACACCGGTTGCGGTATCCACATCAAAATGGATCGCCTCTTGCTGCTGATCCCCCTGAATGCCGACAACCACCGTGCCCGCCACCGGCTTGGTGATCGGGCGCACATATTGCGCTGTGCCGGACGCATAGGTCTTGGTCAGCGGAAATGCCGCCGTCACCCCGTCGCCAATCGCGATCACCTGATCCTCGAAATGCGGCGCGACGGATGCTTTGCCGGATTTGTAATCGGCCCAGTCCTTCCAGCGAAACCCGTATAGCTGCCCCTGCCGCGCCTCGTAAAACGCGATCAGCAGTTCCACATCATCAAGCGAGCGCATCCCCAGACCGGCATCATAGCGCCGCTTTGAATGGGCCCAGGGCGTGTTGCGCTCCTCGAACCCGTTGGCCAGCGTCACAACCTCGGTGCGCCGCTCAGGGCCACCCACCGCGCCAAAGCTCAGACTGGCCGGAAATCTTACCTCGTGAAAACCCATCGTTCCCCTCCTAGAAATTACGCTGCCCGCGGCCCAAAGCACGGCTCATCTGCGCCGCGATCTGCCCTTGCGATCGGTTGAACCCTTCGACATCCGGCGTGCTGATGTTCATGGTGATATTCACAGGCCGCCCGCCACCGCTGGCCTCGACCGCCATCAGATCCGCAGCACTGCCCTGCCAGCCTCCGCCACGCAGGCCAGCCACGATCAGCGCCAGCACATCGCGCGTGCTGAACTGCCCGCTCTCGAACCGCTCGACCAGCGATACCAGCGTCCCCGTTTCCAGGGACGCCTCCAGTTCCGCCAATGCGCCCAGCGTCAGCTTGCAGACGTGTTCCACGCCATCCAGCACCAACGCCACTTCGCCTGCCCAGGGGTTCGCCATTACGGTGCTGCCGTGAATGTCAGCGCCCCGGCCGAGGCCATGCTCAGCTCATAGGTCGCCTCGCCATTATAGCTGCCCGCATATTCAACCGAGGTGATCTGGAAAGCCCCCTCTATGATGCCAAAATCGGGGATGATCACCTGAAAATCCGGTGTTTCCCCGTCAAAGAAAATCTGGCGCGCGCGTTCATCCGTGGTGGCGTCCTTGAATACACCGGACCCCGAAATCGTGGCCGATTTCACACCGGCCCCGCCCAGCAATTCACGCCAGCCGCCTGCACTTTCCAGACTGGTCACATCCACCGCTTCCGCGTTGAAACTGATCCGCGTGGCCCGCAGGCCGACAACGGTTTCAAACAGACCGCCGCCGGTCATGTCCATCTTGATCAAAAGGTCCTTGCCGTTCTGGGCACCCATAGCTGTCACTCCAATGATTGTTGTTTGTCTTCTGCATCGACGGCTCCTTGGCCCTCACGGACCTCCTCGCGAAGAAAGCCGCAAGGCTTGATGAGCAGCCGCCTGCCTTAATTGTCCTCGACCCGCGCATGAAACCGCAGATCAATCCGCCGGGTTTCCCCTGTGCCGACCCGCCGCGCCGTGGCGCGGTCAAAGTTGATGTAACACAGCGCCCCGCGGCTTAACGTCAGCGTGGCCCCCTGCAACGCATCACTCACCGCCGCGCCCACTTCCTTGGCCGTCTGAAAACCGGCGGCATCCGAAATCACGCTGATCGTCACCATATGCAGCGCGCCATAGCCGGTCTTGTCCGACCGGTCGCGCACGTCTTCCGGCCCCAGACTGACATAGGTGCCGGTGATCGGCCCCGCCGGTGCGTTGTCGTAAATCGCACTGCCCACCAGCCCTATCAGCACAGGGTCCGAAACCAGCCTCTGATAAATCGCCGCCTGAAGCGCGGCCGAAACGCCGTAACTCATGACGATACCTCCTCATAGGCAAAACAGGTCAGGAAATGCGCCTGCGGGTCCCGCTCGGTCACCGCCTTGATGCGAAACAGCCGCGTGCCTTCGCGAAACCGCTGTTCGGGCTTGGGGCGCGATGGCGCGCCGTAAGGGGCAGCGCGCACCGTGATGCGGTAGGGCACCTTGGAAACGGTGATAAACTCGCCCGCCTTCTCTTGCCCCGTGCCCGCCTTGACCTCGGCCCACAGGGTGCCCAATGCCACCCATGTTTCGTTAAATCCGC